CGGAGCTCAACATCGTGGTACTGGAGGGAGATGAGAGGGATGGCGGTCTGCCAGTTTTCACAGAAAGCAAACCTGAGGGGGTAGAACCTGTAGGCTGTAGCGCCGTTGACCAGATCAGCCGAAGGTGATTTGGAAGCGGTGGTCGCAGAAAGACGGGGTGCAACCAGGGTAGAGTAGGTGGAATCCTGTTCATCAATCACCTGACCACCGACGAGGAGTTCAACCTTGGCAATTTTTGTCAACCAATCGGCTTGACTGTAAGGCATGGTCTTGACACCATTATTGGGTACGAGATAGACATACCCGAGCATATCACCCTTGCGCTCGAAACGGACAGTGGACATACCACCATTCGCGACATTGCCTTGGATGACCTGACGCTCGACAGTTTGGGAAAAGTTTGTATGACGTTTGTAGGTGGACCTGAAGAAACTGACCTCGGGCTGACCAACAAGGTGGACATCCTGGGCACCGACAGCAACAAGTTGGGCAATACCACCAGACATTTTATAATATAGTGAGACTTTATTTTTAAGCTCTGGTGACAATCAACTTCGTTGAGTGGGACGTGAACTTTAGAAGCTCTATTCAGTTTGTAAAGTTTGGGAACATATATTTTTCAATTAGAATTATGATGGAGTTGGAACTGTGGGCCACACGACATCCTTGAGGTTTCCGTCCGCGTCTAAAGTTGGTCGAGCCGTACGAGGCAAGTCCCTCAGAGCCTGGCGGTAGTCCTTCCAGTTCTGGATATCCAGTTCGAGCCAGTGTGGGTAATCTGGGGTTAAGTACTTATCACTCTTATCGAGGAGAGCGTTCCGTTCCTCTCGGAACTTTTTGATCGCATCAGCGTTCGTGAGTTTGTAGAGTGCTAGATCGTACTCAATATCGGGAAATTTTATAAACTTCTCGTCATCGAAAACAACACTCTCCCATGTGGTTCCATCGGAGGTATAGGGTTCACCTGGGGCTATACTTTCTAATACTTGGGCGAACATCATATACTGTACCGCTACATTTTATGACAAGAATTCTACGTGAACGTAACCGGACCCGGCGCTGTTGGCTCCAAAAGAGCGGTAGGTGGTGGGGGAAGTATGGTAGGACGAACCACCGTACCCACCGGGCGTCGCATAATACGTTATAGTACCAGCACCGGCGTACCCAGAACCACCACCACCACCGGCACCGGAAGAGCCGCCACCGCCACCGAACCCCCCGTCCCCTACATTACCGGACCCGGGCCCGCCCACCGCTGCGGATGGACTGGATATATGATAACCGTTGCGAGATACCCCGTCTCGGCCATCCTCGTAAATCCAACCAGAACCCCCACCGTTGTTCGAGTACGTCAGGGAGCCGTTGGTGGTGGTACTACCCTGTGATGTTCCACCCCCGGTCGCCCCTGACGACCCCCATCTACGGGCGTTAGCTCCACCACCACCACCACCGACAGCATACAACGTAGTTCGATCTTCACTTAGAAACCATGATGCTCCACCACCACCACCACCGTTGTATTCGCCAGTGGTTGCGGGCCCCGGCGAATCCTCGCCTTTATGTCCCACAATAATGGCATATTTTGTTCCCTTTGTGAGCGAAATTCTTCCTGTGCTATATGCCCCAAGCCCAGCGCCATACGGCGAGTTAGTTGGGATGTCATAGGAATTCCCCCCTCTCGCTCCAGCTGTTTTAATTTGGTACGTCCCAGTTTTGGGGGCTGTCCATATTTGAACACCCCGATCGGTGCTGGCGTCGCTGGCGTTGAAATAATCGGTGTTATCCGTCCATGCGGGGGAATACGCAGCAAGAAAGGCGGCGAATAAAGGTCCGTAACTAGTTGTCCCACCCGTGAATTCAAATGAAGTAAAGGAGTAAAGTTCTGACGACACCTCGACACTGAATGTTCTATCTGCGGTCGTTCCGGACTCATTATCCGTAACCCTAAATGTTACGTTTGTGGTTCCGTCTGTCGTCGCGCTCCCACTAAAAGTCGCCGGAGAAGCTGTTGCAGAACCTAAACTGAGACCAGCCACACTTCCACTTGTGATACTGAATGTTACATCAGTCCCACCTATATCATCTGTAGCGACAAGATTCTGGGAGGAGGAGACTCCATTATCGTAAGCTAGAGTGGCCCCAGACGCTGGTGAACTCCATGCGATACCATTAAAACCAATTGTTGCGGTACTGGTCGCCGTGATACCAACAGCATCTGTGACTCTAACTTTATAGGGTCTATTGTCAAGCTGTCCAGTACTGAGTGACCCACTCGTTGCCGCAAGTTTGAAAGTAATGCTTGTCGCGCTCGCAACCGCTGCAGAGTCAACATTGTAAAGTGTGCTTCCATCCGCACCAAGTACTTGTATATTATTTCCACTTGCCATTGAAGAAGCGAAATTTGTACCAGAAACGGTAATGGTCTGTGAACCAACTGCACTGTATGCAAAAGTAGTTGGTGAGATACCTGTGATTGTGGGTACTACCAGAGCAATCGAAGCTACACTGGTCGAAGTCACCGCTGAGGCAGTGTCACCACCTGTGACTTTAACTTTAAAAGGTCTTTGCGCTGCATCATAGCCATCAGTCGCCCCATTTGCACCCATTTTGAATGTGGCACTCTGCCCACTCACACGCGTCGTACTGAAAACACTATATTCAGTATCATCAGCACCTACGAGTTTTATAGTTAAACCCGTATCAAAACCTGTTCCTGTGACGGTGAATACCTGCGTCGCCGTATCTGCACCGGCAATACTCGTAGGAGAAATACCTGTGATCACAGGTGGTGGGGCGATACTCCCCCACCCCTCCGCAGTGTACGTTTCTATAAACCCAGTTGTAGTGTTATAACGGATCATACCAGTCATCCCAGTGGTAGGTCTCTCCGATGTAGTCCCACTCGGAAGTTTTATAGTACCTGTTCCTATGAATTCAGCCCCCCCTGATACGAGGAGTTCAGCCTCTGATGAGATGCTCACACTACCACCCATACCGGAGTGTGCCGTACAGTAATAGTAAAGTGTTGTAGGGGTGCTTGCAGAGACAACAAATGTTCGTTTCTCACTGCTCGCGTACGTACCAGTAGTTGTTATACCTGTCGAGTATACAGAACCACCACCATGTGAACCATTATTTGTAGTAGAGAATTCAAATGGGTGACCTGAAAGAGTCCCACTGGATAGGTCGAAAATATAGGTTTGGCCTTGGTGTAGTACCAATGATGCTTGGAGGTACCCATCGATATAGTATTTATTAGCACCACTGGCATTCGTCATTGTAACGACGAATGTCTTTGTCGTACCCATTGTCATAACGTTACTCACAAGTGACGTGGGACATGTAAGAGTTCCTGGAAATGTTGTACTATTGGTCATGGCGCAACTTGTTAATATAACTCCACAATTTTTTTAGCAGTCTGGGACGCTCCTAAAAAAATTGATGTTTGAAAAATGTTAGAAAATGTTTAATATCCAAACGTAGCTAGTGCGTCACCATTATGAGCAATTGCTTTTACTTTCCCCCCTGATGTTGGGGACATATATTCAACGAAAACGTGGACATTACCAGAAACCGCCATAGCCCCTGAAGTGTATAACGCAACCGTATTAGCTGTAGTGCTTACATTTGACGCCCATGGTGTAGCGTTGTCAGTTGTACCAAAAATAGTTTGACTACCCACTGAAATTACATTACTACCTGATAGGATACTTCCCGCTTGGGAACCACCATTTACATCGAGTATTATGGTACTCACATGCTCATTTCTATCAACCAGGGTAGCTGTAATTTTTGCGTGGAATATATTGGAAGTAAAGTGGATGTTTGTTGTGGGAGATACACTCGCAGGCATACTATTCGATAGACTGTATGTCTTTCGCCCCAGACCCCCAGTGTTTGTGATGAGACCCCCAGTGATATAGGCGTTTTCCCCGACGAACACATCCTTCGCTATACCGACACCACCAGCTGCCTTGAGAGCACCTGTAGTTGATGATGTCGATTCAGTTGCATTTGTTAGGGTCACCACACCATCTAGGGTGGCGGCGGCACCAAATAGGGCACCTGAAACACCCACACCACCTGCTACAATTAAGGCACCCGCGGTTTTACCATCGGAGGCGGTATCTCCATACACCTTGGAAACACCCCCAATGTGTAAGTTTTCTTGGGTACTGATACCACCCACAACCTTGAGGGCACCTGATGTAGCCGTGGTTGAAGTTGTAGTATCTAGGATGACTACACTATTCGAGACGATGTCCTCAACAAAAACATTCTTGCCATGAATATTTTTAGCAACGCCTAGACCACCAGTGACAATTAAGGCACCTGTGGTTTTTGAAGTAGCGTCAGTCCCGGATATTACCTTAGCAACAGCTCCAACGTTCAAGTTTTCTTGGGTACTGATACCACCCACAACCTTGAGGGCACCTGATGTAGCTGTGGTTGAAGTTGTGGTATCTAGGATGACTACACTATTGGAGACGACGTCCTCAACGAAGACATTTTTACCATGAATATTTTTAGCAACCCCTAGACCACCAGTGACAATTAGGGCACCAGTGGTTTTTGAAGTAGCATCAGTCCCGGATATTACCTTGGCAACAGCTCCAACGTTCAGGTTTTCTTGGGTACTGATACCACCCACAACCTTGAGGGCACCTGATGTAGCTGTGGTCGAAGTTGTTGTATCTAGAATGACTACACTATTCGATACGACGTCCTCAACAAAAACATTCTTGCCATGAATATTTTTAGCAACCCCTAGACCACCAGTTACAATTAGGGCACCAGTCGTTTTTGATGATGCATCAGTGGTGTCTAGAATAACTACACTATTGGAGACAATGTCTTCAACGAACACATTTTTACCATGAATATTTTTAGCAACGCCTAGACCACCAGTGACAATTAAGGCACCAGTAGTTTTAGAAGTAGCATCCGTGGCTGAGATTACCTTAGCAACAGCTCCAACGTTCAAGTTTTCCTGGGTACTGATACCACCCACAACCTTGAGGGCACCAGTAGTTGCTGAGTCTGAAG